ATTTTAAAAGGCCCAGTGGTAAGGAAACGCCCTGCGCTGAAATGGGTAAAAGCACCGAACAATAGCTATGCGTTGGATGTACAAGACGAGTATCGCCTAGAGTGGGAGCGTGTTGACCCATTCATGTTGTACCCCGCAGCAGATGCGACTGACATCAACGACGGCTATTTGATCGAGCGGCACCAGCTTTCGCGTTCCGATCTGGTTGCGATGATTGGTGTGGATGGGTATTCCGAGGGTGCAATTCGTAACGTGCTTGAAGAATACGGCCGTGATGGTCTGCGTGATTGGATTTACGTTGACCTGACAAAAGCTACCGCAGAGGGTAAGTCAACCACTATCGCTGGGCAGAATCCCTCGGAGTTGACTGATGCTCTTCAGTTTTGGGGCAGCGTTCAGGGGCAATTGCTATTGGACTGGGGCATGACTGAGGAAGACGTGCCTGATCCCCTTGCTGAGTACACGATGGAGGGGTGGCTAATTGGTGAGTGGGTAATCAAAGCTGTGATCAATCCAGACCCACTTGGGCGTCGTGCGTACTATAAAACGTCGTATGAGGAGGTTCCTGGCGCGTTCTGGGGCAATTCAGTCGCTGACCTATGCCGAGACACCCAAGACATCTGTAACGCGGCTGCAAGGGCGCTAGTGAACAACATGTCGCTGGCCTCTGGCCCGCAGGTTGTGTACAACATTGACCGATTGCCTCAGGGCGAAAACGTTACTCAGCTTTTTCCTTGGAAGATTTGGCAGGTCACAAGTGACCCAATTTCAGGGAATGCTCAGCCAGTACAGTTTTTCCAGCCATCGTCACAAGCCCAAGAGCTTATGGCGGTCTATGAGAAATTCTCGGTGTTGGCAGACGAGTACACAGGTATCCCTCGTTATATGACCGGCGGGGCACCGGCGGGTGGCGCAGGGCGTACAGCGTCTGGGATGTCGATGCTAATGACCAATGCGGGTAAGTCGATTAAACAAGTTATTGCGAACATCGACGAGTACGTAATTAAGCCGTGTATTGATAGGCTGTACTACTACAACATGCGGTACTCGGACGACCCGGATTTGAAAGGCGATGTGAATGTTCAGGCTAAAGGTGCCGCGTCATTGATGGAGAAAGAGGCAGCTGCCCAGCGCCGCAACGAGTTCTTGAACGTCGCTCTGAATAGCCCAGTGGCACAGCAAGTCGTTGGTATGGAAGGTGTTGCTGAACTCTTGCGCCAAGCCGCAAGAACACTGGATATGAATCCGGACAAGATTGTCCCGACCGCTGAGACGATGAAAATTCGTCAAGCCGAGCAGAACCAGATGGCGATGGCTCAGTCAATGATGGCTAATCAGGCGAACGGCCAAGCGCAGGCCGGAGGTACGCCGCCCCAGCTGAGTCCGGGGCAGCAGTTGATGGACGGCTCGTCTGCCGTAAATAGGTTTAGCCCTGCTCCAGCTTGACATGTAAATTGGTTCAGGGTATATCTGTAAGTAGGTGTTAATTTGTAAAGGAGCCGATCATGGCTGAAATGGGTAAATACGCAAACATGATGAAAATGGGTCGGCGAGGCGATCAGGAGATGGAGCAAGAAAGCGCGCCGACTGAAGGCATGAGCAAAGGTGGCCCAGTAAACACCGGCGGTAAAGGCCCTGTGAGCATGGGTAGCCGTGGCGGTAAAGAATACGCACAAGAGTCCGCCAAGTGTGACGGCATGTGCAAGTAATGCGGATTGACGAGCAAACCGCTAGAAGTTTTTCGTATTTAAGGTCACCTGAATTTGCAGCGTTTTTAGAGTATGTCAGAGCCAGAAGGCAGACAACTTTAGAACTTCTAGCGCAAGTTACAGAGCCTGAAAAAATTTACCGGCTACAAGGCGAAGTCGGGGTGTGGGCAGAAATTCTGTCTAACGTCGAAAGTGCGGAAGCACTCATCGCTAAATTAAGACGAAATTAATTGTTGTAGCAGACCGTTGAGCGTCACTCGCACACCGTTACACGGAGCGTGGTACGTGAGTCGGAGCTAAGGAGATAGTAAATGGCTTTACCAAAGGCAGTTCAGCGTCAAGCTGAGGAAGCAGACCGCTTAGTTCGTGAACTTTCTGGTGAACAGACCGAGCCAAACTCGGAGACTCAAAATCAGGAGCCAGAACCGGTACTTCGTTCAGATGAGGCAGTTAATGATCCGCCGGAGCCAGTTACGCAAGAGATTGAACCACCGAAGCCTGTGGTGCCTGAGGAGAAATGGGAACACAAGTACCTGACTCTAAAAGGCATGTATGACGCGGAAGTACCTCGTCTTCATGCGCAAGTGCGCGAGATGAGTTCGCAGATTCAGAGTTTGATTGCTGAGTCTGAACGAGCAAAGGTAATGGCCGAACGTTCGCAGCCTGAAGGGAAATCATCTCTTATCACCGACGAAGATAAAGAAGCATTTGGGCCTGATCTGATCGACCTGATTGAGCGAGCCACCGAATCGAAAGTGTCGATTCTGCGGGAACGTGAAAGTCAGTTGATGGATGAGATCAAGCAACTGAAAGGACAGCTAGGTAACGTATCCGAGCGGCAGGTTATGTCTGATAAAGACAGATTTACCGCAGGTTTAACTCAGCGAGTGCCGGATTGGGAAGTCCTAAATGTTGATCAGGGCTTTTTGAACTGGCTCCAGCAAGTTGATCCCGTATACGGTTTACCACGGCAGGTAGCAATTACGAATGCGTACGAAAACTTGGATGTGGATCGTGTATCGGCCATTTTCGAAGCGTACAAACAACTGATTGGTGCCAACAAGCCTACTAAGCAAACCTTGAATCCAGAGCTTCAGCGTCAAGTCGCCCCGACCCGTTCACGTGCATCGACGACGCCAACTGACTCGATGAACCAAAAGATTTTTACGCAAGACGAAATCGCAAGGTTCTATGACGAGTGGAGACGCGGATATATCGACAACGAGGATGCGGTTCGTATTGAAAAAGAATTACACGCCGCTATCAGCGAGGGTCGAATACGTTAGTAACACCCTTCGGTAGCGGATAGACCAATCACTTTGAAATTGAAGGGACTATCAAATGTCTACCGTAACTCCAGGCGCAACATATCCGATTAACGCTGGTGGCTTTAATGCCCCCAACGGCCAGACTGCTTATGCAGGTACTGCGTACTCGGGTACTTTTATTCCTACCCTGTGGTCAGGCAAACTTGCGCAGAAATTCTACGCAGCGACTGTGTTCGGCGAAATTGCTAACACCGACTGGCAGGGCGATATCACCGGTATGGGTGATACCGTTATCATCAACACGATTCCTACCATTACGATCAACAACTATTCGGTTGGTCAGAACCTCGCATACGAGATTCCTGCACCTTCAACCCTGTCGTTGCAGATCAACAAAGGTAAGTACTTTGGCGTGAACGTTAACAACGTTCTAGAGCTTCAGTCCAAGCCTAAGCTAATGGACATTTTCACCAACGACGCAGCAATGCAAATGAAAATTGCCGTTGATGGCGATGTTTTGTACGGCACATTCAACCAAGGTGCTGCAACCAACCAAGGCGCTACCGCAGGCAAAATCTCCGGCGGCTACAACCTCGGCACTGACACTGCACCAATCACTCTGACTGCTGCGAACATTCTGCAAAACATTACCGCGCTGTCGTCGGTTTTGGATGAGGCAAACGTTCCTGAGACTGACCGTTGGCTGATCATTACCCCGACTGAGCGTCAGATTCTGATGCAGTCGAACTTAGCACAAGCTCAGTTTATGGGCGACCCATCGTCAATTTTGCGTAACGGCAAGATCGGCATGATCGACCGCTTTACTGTGTTCGTGTCTAACCTGACCCCACGCGCAGCGGTGAATACCAACTGGGACGGCACTGCCAGCGCAGGTAAGGCAAAGCGTCATGCGATCATGGCTGGCCATAAGGCTGGTATCTCGTTTGCTTCACAGATTGCAAAAGTCGAGAGCCTGCAAAACCCGAATGATTTCGGTACTTTGATCCGTGGCTTGAATGTCTACGGCTACAAAGTAACTCAGGCAGACGCAGTCGCATTGCTGGTGGCAGCTGGTTAATTTCCAGAACATGGGCAGGAGTCACTCCTGCCCATACTTACTTTAGGAGATAAACATGGCTGCAATTGATGATTTGGTGGCAAGCGGGTTTTCACAAGTACAAGCTCAAGAGATCGTTGACCTTGAGGCGGGCACTGCAACAGCTGCGGAGCTTGCAAGTGCTGGATTTTCGCCAGTGCAGGTAAGCGAATTGATTGCCGAAAAAGCTGGAACAAGTTCCGCCGCTGGACTGACAAATGCGGGATTTTGGTCGGGTACTCAGGTTCCAACGATTGAAGCGAACCTAACGGTGTGAGTTAGAGCATGGGTACGATTCTGGCAAGCACCATCATTAACAAAGCTGCGACTCAGCTAACGGACAGCACAAACGTCCGTTGGACACGTGCTGAACTTCTTGGCTGGTTAAATGATGGGCAGCGTCAAATTGTGCTCATGACGCCCAATTCCACCAATAAGGTACAGACAATTCAGTTAGTTGCGGGAACTAGACAATCAATTCCTTCAGATGGATGGACATTGCTTGAAGTAATTCGGTCTATGGGGCTGGATGGTCTTAAACCTGGGCGAGCCATACGGTTAGCGTCACAGGAGGTTTTAGACGCTTATAACCCAAATTGGCATAGCGCGACGCCATCGGCAGTGCCTCAGAGCTACCTGTTTAATCTTCAGGATCAAACAGCATTTTATGTTTACCCACCGAATACCGGGACTGGGTACGTACAGATTAATTACTCAGCAGTACCTGCCGACCTTCCTTCAGAGAGTACGGCAATATCGGTAAGCAATGTGTTTCAAACGGCATTGCTTGACTACATTCTCTATCGTGCATGTAGCAAAGACGCTGAGTACGCACCCGGCCTTCAGCTTGCAAGTGGATATTTAACAGCATTCATGGCGACGATGGGGCAGAAAGAAAAGTCAGAACTTTCTAACTCACCTAACTTGGCGCTTGAAGGGCGGAATCCAGCCCTTGTTGGGGGTGAATCGTAATGCAAACTTACGGATACACAGTAGCGTTTGATCAGTTTCTACCGGAGGTAATGCAGTTCACACCGGATGTACCTGAAATTATTGCGATGCATGCAATCAAAAACGCTTGTATTGAATTTTGCGAGCGGTCTTTGTACTGGCAAATTGATCTTCCTGCAATTTCCGTGACTGCAAATAAGGGCAACTATGCCTTGCAGACACCTGTTGATACAAAACTAGTTCAGCTAATCAGTACGTATTTTGATCAAAGTTTATTGATTCCGGCCGCTCCAGACGAGCTTGCAAATATTTATCGAATGGGTAATTGGCAAACGATGGTGGGTAATCCCCAGTACGTAACGCAGGTTATTAGACCCGAAGTAGTACTTGTACCAATACCTTACGAGACTCAAGCCAATATTCTTTCAATACGTGTTGCTGTTGCGCCTACGAGGGATGCTGAGTCAATTGATTCAGAGATATATGAACAATTTGCTGAGCGGATTGGCTATGGTGCGCGAGCACGGCTGTACAACACGCCACGTCAGCCTTATTACGATAAGACGGCGGCTTTAGAGATGATGAAGCTTTTTCGCACGAGTATCAGTGAAGTACGAATCATGGTCAATAAAGGCTTGCCGCGTACGTCGCCACAAGTTGAATATCAGGTGTTCTAAATGAGCGTTATTAAACTTGTTAAGAATGACAATTTACCGCAGGTGACGCTCACCTTGACCGATGGGTCAACCGGGAACGCTATAGACCTGTCGGCAGCAACGACTTCAGTAGTAGTACGACTTCGTGCGCAAGGAACGACGACCGTACTTGCAACGCTGTC